ACATATCACACACTTAAGGTTACAATAATTACCCAGGTGTATTTCTAAGTTTTTGAGAGTGTTAACAACGGGTTCTTGACCAGTGCTTTGTCGTCTGCTAGTATAACCATTTTGTTCACTTTTAATACAATAAGCACATGCACTTGGTATTTTATTGTTATCAAAATCATTTCTTATTTTTTGCAAGTATGGTTGATTATTCAAAGATGCACTGCTATCATATAATTCAGTAGTCGCAACACAGCAAGGACCAACAGTAAGTCCTGTATGTTTTTGCTCTAAATAAGCTGTATTGTATGGTTCACTACATTTCCACATAATATGGCTCTATCATGTTATAGAATTCTGGCATATAATTTTTAATATCGATACCTTTTAGATGATCTTGAAATTCAATAACATTTAACATTGTTTGAAAATCTTGATCATCTTTAGGAGTATGATTACCTATAAAAAATTCTAAATCTTTGGTTCTATTATATTTTTTGAATATCTTTTCTTTAATGTCAATAGGCAATGCTTGTGGTCTAAAGTGCAATGGATTAATTACTGGATTATAATTATAGTCTAAATTATTTTTATTGAACCATTCGATAGTCTCATGATGATAAAAAACATTGAGATTGCTCGTTGTATAACTCACAGATATATTATCTGTTAAATTTTTAAACTGCTCGATATTATAAACAATGTCATCCCATTTTAATGGATAACGCATATATTCAAAAACTTTATATGTACCATCTATACTCAAGTTGATGTTAAGATTGGTAATTTTTTCTAATATCTCTTTTGTCTTGCCGGTAGGAGCGATAGATCCATTGGTAGTAATTGATACTAAGCAATTAAAATTTTTAGCTTGGATTAATTTTTCTAAAATATCAAAAGTTAATTCTTCATACATAGGTTCTCCTGCTAGTAAATTTAAACTAATTAAATTTTCATAATCTAAATTTTCTACAACAGTATCAGGTACTTTTTTGTATTTTTTATTGCTTATGCCGGCACTTTTTTCTAAAGATGCCCATTTACTACTCCCGCCGCTGTCACACGTTACACACGCAGCATTGCATAAATTACTAGCAGAAATTTGTACAAATTTTTCACTATATTTGCCTTCTCTTACATCTTGTTCAATAAATCTAATATCCCTGTCAGCATAAAAATCCATAGCTGCATTTTTTAATAGTCTCTCACTTTTTAATCCTTTATCTTCAATATTCCAACAAGCAGTACACCATTTACTGCGTTTACCATTGAGCATGTCTGATCGTATTTCATCTATATTATAATCCTTAGGCAATAAACAACAGTGTGTACCCGAACTTGCAGATGTATGCTTGTATTCATACCCATAAAAAGGCAAAACACAGAAATAATTGTTATAATCATATGAGCCCATCTTATTCACTTTTCAATCCTGCTAACATATCTTTGAGTTTACTGCTCTGCACACTAGCAGTTGGAGTGGCAACATTGTCACTTGCTTCTACTACGCCGTTGCTCTTAATGCGATTCATAATGTTACTGCCTGTAGTTTGTTGCGGTGCATCTTCATCTTCTCCTAAGTCTGTAATACGCAGACTTTCTAAGTTAAAGCCAAGATCAATCTTTTGACCAACACCACTACTACTTCTAGTTTTCATCAACTGGATCTGATAACGTCCACGCTCGCGCATTGCGCGACTTGTAAAGATACCAAACACATTATCTGCTGTGTTAATTTTACTTAGTCCACCTGAGATATGACTGTGATCAAATTCAATCTCATCCACTGCACCTCTGTTCAACTGACTTGCTGTTACAAACACACAGTTAAGTTCTTTTGCTAGGTTACGCAGTTCTTCACTTACATACTTATCCTTAACAAATAGATCACTTGGGCTAACTTTAGCACTAACTGGCATAAGCAAATCCAAATAGTCAATAAGCAAGAAGTCTACACGCCAACCATTTTTAATCTGCAGTTCTTTCAAGTATGCTCTAACATCATTTACATTGCTCTGTGCTGGCATGTATTTGATCTGCAAGTTGCCTGCTTTCTTACCTACCATCTTAACTTTCATCTCTACAGTGTCCAAGTCTTTGAAAACTTCCTTAGTACTTACGTTTGTAAGCATGCTGTCAATACGCATAGCACTAAGTCCTTCACTAAGTTCTAAACTCAAATATACGCCGTTTAGACCTTGTGTTACCCAGTTAACTGCTAGGTTCTGCATAAACAAACTCTTACCTGATCCTGATCCACCTGCAAAAATATTGAGTTCACCTTTGTTCATGCCCCCGAACAGTTTACGATCCATAGCGGGCCAGCCTGTACTGATCTGTCCGTTGTTGTCTTTGAGCGCCATCAATCTTGCTCTGGGATCCTCAAAGTAGTTTGTGCCCATGTCCTTAGTAAGACTGATCTGCACTGCGTCTTTGATGATCTTTTCAACTGGCTCATATTCACCCTTCTCAAGTAAATCTGCACTCTTGAGAATGGCTCGTTCTAGTTCCTGCCGCTTGGTGAATCCTTCAAACTCTGCGAGGAACCAATCATTGTGACTTTCTGTAATCTCTGGAACAGGCTTTAGTTCAACACCTGTTACTGCCTTGATCTGCTCATGTGTAGGAAGTGCGCCATGATCATCGCTGTGCTGCTTAATAAACACTGCAGTATCATGTAAACTACGATCAAAGTTATCTACATTATAGATGTTTTGCACACGCACAAAGTTCTGTGCATCATGCAGCATCATTTCTAAAAATAACTTTTGTAAGTCTGCTGTATATTCTTTACTCATTTGCACTTTCCGCAATTATAGACACAGTAGTCTGGTTTAACTTCATTTATTGTACTATAAAACTCGTCGAAATGTCTAATACATTCTGAAAAAGTAGTCTTACTTATATCGTACTGATCTCTGTTCTTCCACCATTCACTTTTATAATAAAACCTGTGATCATGCACTTCACAACAAGGCATAAAATAACCCTGTGCGCTGATATACTGATTACGATAGTTTGCACATCTTGGTACAATACTGTTAACACTCTTATAATCAGCTTTGGCTCCTTCGTTAGGTCCTGTAAATTTTGTAGGTTTTAGCCAATCATTTTCTATCCATCTATCACTAGGCTCCACATTAAATTGATCCATTCCTAGATTAACACTTATTTGTTTAGCAGTGTCTACATCATTTTCATTATAACTAAAAGGTATATACTTCCATGTTGTTTTAACACGACCAACACATTGCTTTATAGCATCTTCGATTTGTTCCCAATTTGCATTCACACGGTATTGTGTGAAGTTGCTAGGTATGCCGTCTATCGCAAATTCAATTTCGTCATCAGGCGTTAATACTTCTACAAACTTTTTCCACCAATCACTATTTCTGCCACTGCCGCTGGTGTTTATAACAACTCTCGGAGCATGTGCTTTACAACTAATTACCAAGTCTGCTAACCTCGGATGTATAATAGGATCACCATAGGTACCGCCTAGGTAAAAGTATTCTATTGGTCTATCAAAAAACTCAAGTACATGTTCTGGATCTAAATCAGCAATAGTTAATCCTCGAGTCCCAAATTTTTCCAACAAGTCTGTTCTAGCACACCTAGGACAAGCAAGTGTGCATCTACTAGTAGGTTCTAGTGTAACACTATACATAGCGTTTCCTCATTAGATTAATTTTCAAACTCATTGTTTGCTTTGCATCAATGATACTTTTAAGTGTAAACAATTTGCCATACCGCACAACTGCATCATTAATGTCTTTTACATCCGTTTCCCATTCAGGGAAACTAACACTCCATCCATATTCAAGTGCATCGTCGATGAGCTTTTGTCCTGCACTATCTCTGTCCGGCACTAGTATAACCTCACGAGCAAGAGTATCAATAATTTCTGCTTGTGTTTCACTAGCGTTATTGCTTAGTATGCCAACCCCACCAATACACATTGCATCCAATATACCTTCTGTCACAACAACAAACTTTGCATTGGGTAATTGATCATCCATGCCATACACATAGCCTGTGTCATAACTATTATGATATTTAGGCTTGCTGTTTTCGTCAGTTGATCTTGCAGTATACCCAATTAGTTTGTTTTCATATGTACAAGGAATAATAAAACGCTTCCACATTCCTGCAGGCTTTGTGTTACTGTATAGCAAGCGAGAACTATCTAATCCTCGTTGTGCTACATAGTCTTGTACTGCTTGTGGTGCACGATCAAGTGTAAATACATTGTCTGGCAGTGGACGAGGCTTAAACTCTATTTTAAACTCTTCATCAAGTTCTTGTTCTATTACTACAGTATCTTTGATACGCAGTGCTTCAATGTTAAGCATGCTGCGAGTATTTTCATCCACACCTAACCAAGCAAGTAGTTTGCGCATTTTAAAACTAATATGTCTGCCAGGTTGCCATCCTGTTTTAAAGTTGCAGTTAAAGCAGTGATAACTTATTGCTTCACCATTAGCAATAACACCGCCTCTGCTACGCTTGTCCATGCTTTCGCCATTGTGATGACAGCATACAGCATTAAACGAAATCCACCCATTAGTGGTACGCTTTTGCTTGCCTGGCAGGGCATCAATAACTGCTTGCTGGATACTATTCATAACTTTTATATTATACAGTCTTTTGCAAAATCATGCAACCTAATTGTGAAATATTCATGTCCTGCTTCGTTGGGATGGCCGCCACTTGCAAACAAATCTAGTCTACTATCGCTCTGCTGTGCATCTTTAAGAACACTTTCCATTGTTAGTCCATCTAGGAAATAATTATTGTATTGTGTAGATTTATGGTTACCCAGTGCATTAAACTGTATTATAGGTATGTTGTTTAATTTACACACACTATTTACAAATAGTTTTGCAGCATCAGTCCAATAGTCATGGTCAACGTTGCTAACGACCCAATCCTTGCGACTGTGCAAAAACTTTTGATCATCTCGCACTGTTCCGTTGTGTGTCCAGGTTTCATCTAACCAACTAAATCTCTGCGGTTCACTCCAAGCAACGCACACCACTACACTTTCGCTGGGATTTCTATTGTTGTTAAACCAATCAGCAAACTGATACTGTATAGCATAGTTGCTATTTGCGGGCTCTGCACGATTGTCCCAGGTTGCATCTAGTAGTTTGGCTAGTTGTCCTAACCAAACATTGCTTTCTCTATAGCGAATGTTTGCCCAGTGATCTGCTGGATCTATATCAGGATTTATTAGTTCAGTACCGTAGGTAAAACTACAGCCAAATCCAACTAACTTCACGGTCTATATAATACTTGACTCAATGTTCCTGAGGTAGTTGTACGCTTAAAACGCACTGCACTGTATACGCCAGTAAAGTTAATGTAAGCGTTAGCAGTTTGTGCAGTATAGTTTGTGGTTGAGATAGTTGTAAAATCAGCGTTTTGAATACTATTACTTGGATTAATTGAGCCCTGTATCTCCAGGGTGCCTGTGAACGCACTGCTAAAATAAACCTGTGCAGTGTGTTGTGCTGTGTTGCGATTTACATAAGGTGCAATAGCAATGGTGCTGCCAGTGTCGCCACTACCAAAATCTTCTACAGTGCTTGCTGTGAATGGAGGATAAACACCTTCATCAATTTCTAGTACACCGTTTGCACTGTAGTTGTCGTCTGCATATGCCGGTGCTGTTCTGCCTTCTGGATTGGTAACCTTAAGTCCATAACTGTAAAACTTTGAATCTAGGTTAAGTATATCACTTTCTGTGATAGTTGCTTCCCATACACCTCTGCGTGGATCAATTGCTGTAAGCGCACGTTCTACATATGCAACGCCATTTTCTTTGTCAAGTATAACAATGTTTGCTGTGTGATCTGTCATGCTTACTCGCTTTTGATCACGGTTTTTAAATTCAATACGAATGTAATTGTCTATACCTCTGTAGACTTTAATGTTGGGTGTGTAAAACATACTCATGAGGTTATTAACTCCTGTATCAGTAATAACTGCAGTGTGTCTTTGTGCATATAAATATCCAGTAATAACAGTCATACAGTATTTATCGAAAGTGTTTAATGCCGCCTCTAGCAGAAGAAATATTTGAAAAATATCCGTTTTTGAGTCTAGTAACTTATGGTGGTGCAGAGTATGTAGGAATAGTACAGAATCAAGATGATACTGTGTTAAGCATGTATGACTATAGCAAGATTCCAGACCATCTCAAAGCAAGTTTTTTAGAACTAGGTGATGTGTGGTGGTGGGAATCAAACAGAATGATTCCTATTAACCTGTTTCTCAAAAAAGACTTTGCACAGTTTGCCAGTATATTGATCACATTTAACATTCGCGACACAGAAGTTGTTCGGGGACCAAGTGTAAGTATTGCTGAACTAGCAAAAAAGCGTAGCAAAAGACGCAATATACAGTTAGTAAAGAAAGTAAAATGATGGAATTCTTTTTAGTGCTTATGATCAAACACTTTATAGTTGACTTAGGTGTGCAGCAATATCACGGTCCTAGAGCCAAGCACGAATGGTTGGGTGATGGTCACAGGCATTATTTAGAACATGGTTTATCAACAATGTTTATTGCACTATGGTTTGCACCAGAGATTGCAGTAGTGCTAGGATTACTTGACTATGTGCTACACTGGCACATTGATTGGGGCAAGCATCATTTAAATAGACTTCTCAAATGTGAAGCAAGAAGTACTACCTGGTGGTGGACTAATGTATTAGACCAGTGCTTGCATGTGCTAACATACTATGCTCTAGTGGCGTGTAGTGCCGCCGCTATTGTTTGAAATAGCGTAATCGTTAACATCTAAATCATCAGCAAGTGTGTCAGCTACATGTGCAAGCATTTGCTTGATCTGTTCATCTTCTAAAAATGTTTTATACAATACCAGGCTGTGCTTTAACAGCATAGTAGCCACATACATAAAATCTTCGTCTGTGGTTAATTGTGTTTGGATGTGTGCTACTAGTGCATTTTGTATATCTTGCATGCGTTGTGTGTCGTTACTCATTGGCTTCCTCTAAAATATTCATATGCACTGCTACTAGTTGTGCGTATGCCACACTGTGGCTTTTCTTAAAACTATAACTGTCCAAGCCTGCTTTATCCCAAACAGTTTGTGCAACCTCTGCCCAAGTTTTGCCTATCAAGTGTCTTTTACCTGGACGAATAACAGCAAGAAACATTGCCATACGAGGTATGCTTGTAATATCCTCAGGCATCTTTGCCATTGTTTCATAGTGTTTACCTACATGTATCAGTTGTTCAAAGAATGTTCTGTCATGCAGTTTGCTCCAGTTAGGCTCACGCATAAGTTCTACTAGGTGCAGTTCATTGCGTACATGTGAGTACACACCAACATTTAGCAAGTCTAGTTTAAAGTATCCCAGTTCTTCTGCTCGCTTATGATCTAGTGTCGCTAGTCCATCATGTGCCTGGGGTATACGGTTAAAGTAAACACCTGTGTTATGCTTGTTCCCATTTTCAAGTCTAGCGCCAACACTGGGCACATGTTTTAACAACTGTGTGCGATCACCAAAGTCAATGTCTACATCTGGCATATCAAACATATTCTGCCTCTAACCTGTGTTCTATGTCTATTGTGTTTTTTGGATATCCGCTATTATATACTACTAGTCTAGTATTTCCTAGATATTTTTCAATTAAGTAATCTAAATATGCCTGTTCATACAGTACAAAGTCACTGATGTCCATTGGCGTTTTATCTTTATAACAAGCAAATGCACGGAGTACTCGTTGTTCACTATCAATAATACTTTGCTTCTTTTTTATAAAGTTATCGTATTGATGCTCAATATCTTGTTTTTGTGTGTATCCTAAATGGTGCAACAGGTTTGGTATACAATTTAAAAAATCTTTTTTGTTATAAAATGTTTTAAATGGTAGCCTAATATCATGACTGTATTCTTGCAATATATGGTCCATTCTTGCAAGATGACCGTTATGTTGTCCAAAACTTAGTTTATACATTTCTCTGCAACTGTCTATATTATGTATGTCAAAATGTTTAAATTGTTCCCGTACACTTTCTGCTACTAAAAGATCGTTTGAGTAGTATTGATGAGCTTGGTCAGGCAAATACTTTAAAACATTAAATCCAAAATCGTTACTTGCATATAAATAGTGCCACTGAAATTTATATAAGTCTTCCTGATCTAGAGTTATAAAAAGCCAAGAACGTTTCTCTTTGTGTATTTGATCAATGACTTTTCTAGCGTTCTGAACAATTATTTCTGGAAAATCTGTAGCATGCGCACCAACTCTGTCTTTACCATAAAATTCTTGATCTTCGACCAATCCACTAGCAACATTCAAACATTTTATTAAAAAATTGCCATGTGCTCCAGGGGGGTAATCAATTGCTGGTATTGTCATAGTCCTGCCTCTTTAAGTATATGTTTTACCCATTCTGTGTCTGCAAAGTAGTCTACAAACTTGCGCTTCCAATAGTCTGGATCAATATATGGGAAGATCATTTCTATTTGTTCTGTGCTTAGTTTGTCCAGTGCCGCTTGTCCACTGTTACAGTTAAACACAATCCATGCACTGATACGTCCTGTGGTTATATCATGCACTAGTACGTTGCCATTTACATAGTTAAAGTAATGATTGAATACACTTTCTTTTTCTTCTGCCCAAGTTTCCATGGTCTTTATGCTACGCTCTAGTGCATCCTGTGTTGCTTCTTTGCGCAAGTGTTCCATTAAATATTCCTGATACACTGCATCCTTGCACCAATAGTCTAGTTTTTTGTTGCTTTTAATTACCCAGTCAATAAACTTTGCAGTGTTAATTGCACGAATAGCAACCATGTGTCTGCCAAACTTTACAAATGCATTGTAGTATGCACTGTCACTGAAGTCTTTGTATGTCTTAAACTTAGCACTACCTTGTGTAAGTTCATAGAAACGCAGATAAGCAGTCATGCCCAGTTTGACACCTGCTTCATTCTCTTGTTGTGCTCTGCGCTTTGGCTCGCACAAATGCGCCACAAGGGTACTTTCCTTGCGATAGCCTTTGCCACAGTATTGACATATGTAGTCTTTGGTTTCCATACTATAATTAATTATAGCATCTTTTATGACGCTTGTAAAGTCATTCATTTTACAAAAACCGTGTGCGGAGGTTTAAGTGCGTCGCTTGTGTCTTTTAGACATTGTATTATTTGAGAACTAACCGTACGGGGATTAACATACCAGTCTTCAAATGGTTGCCAACAATCTGTATCACTATCTCTTACGGCAACATTTTTTACTAGTAACAAGTATCCGTGATCTTGATAAAATTGTCTACTAGGTTCAGCATTGTTACCAGTGAAAACATCAGTCTCGTGTGTAATCACACTGAACTCTTGTGATTTTATAAATGTAGGTAACCATTCTTGGTCTATATCAACTTGTAAATAATCTATTGTAGCAGGCATATCTTTTAACAACTTTGTATAATCTATTTTAGTAGCATCCGATATAACGTATTCTGCTTTGGGCCTAATACTACTATAATCACTGTAAGGAAAACTTTGAATATCTACGCTAATACCTGACCAATTAAAAACAGTTTCCAATAGATATGTATTTGTTTGTGCGTCAGGACAACCAGCGCCTAATTCCAACCATGTGCCTTGTTTTTTTCCATCGAGTGCAGTCAATACAAAAAAGTCTTGCCAAGACTGGCTGTAACATTGTGTAATTAGTTCTACATTTCTAAACTTAAATTTTAATATATCTTTTAAACTTGAATGAAACTTAGGATCTTTTAGTACATGCAGTTCTATATGCTTTGGTAAATTTTTAAGTGCTAAAAACTCCTCGTACTCAGGCCATTCTTCTCCGATTGCATCTCTAATATCACAATATTCACACATGTTTATACTGTACCTGGTCATGGTACATCACCGTACAACTTTGCTATTTCTTTAAGATCTTTATCTGTATACATAGTTGCAAGCATGTCCACCTCATCACTTTTTGCAAGTGGATGCAAACGTTCTACTTCTTTGCGACGCTTGCTTGAATTGTTCTTATCTTTTTTCTTATGACCAACCCACTGATGAAACTGTGTACCCATGCCAGGACTCACTGTGCATAGCAACTGCCACACAAGTTTAGGATGCTTTGCTAGTTCAAAGTAAGTACAGTTTACACGCTGGTTGCCAGCCATCAAGTAGTATGCTTGTAGTTCACTACTACCTTTTACCAGACTTACATAACGGTTAAGTAAGAACGGTGCTACTTGCTTTTGATGCTCTGGTGTAAGCCCATCATAGAATGCATAGTCTTTGCGATCAATTGCAGCAAGCACTGTGTTTAATGGTAACTTATCAGTCAAACTTAACTCCATGTGTATCTATTACATCACTAAATGATAACACAAACATACGAGCATCGTCAAGTGTTTCAAACTCTAGCACAACTGTATTGTCCACACTTTCTATTTTATATTCTGTGTCTGTGCGGTTTTCCAGGTAACGCTTTACACGATCTATAATGCCCTGCGCACGATTGCCATGTTTAACTGCAGTGTGAAAATCCAAATGTACACTAAACTGAAAACTTCTATAGTCTGTGCGGATTATTCTACCAGGCTTTATCAATGCTAACAATCTCGTTTTGCTTGTTAATCTCTTTGGCACAGAATACACAACGAGGATTTTCTACACCTGTTTCAATTGGAATAGCAAGAATTTGTCCCTGTTTAAGTTTAGGGAAGAACCATTTAACATCGCTGTAAATGTCCACAATGTTTACTGGCAAGTAGTTGTGTCTAAAGTCTCCTAGTGGATTAAAAACAAACGCATCAAAGCCACGATCATTTAAACTGCTAAAGTTAAGCATTTCTAGGTCACCAATGTCTCTGTCACCAATAAGGATTTTCCAATCCACTGGCATGCGAATCATATTGCCACCAACATCTAACACCA